AAGGGTTTCGCCAGCGTCAGGGTCGTGATTCCCTATTTCAGGGATGAACGGGAAGCCTAAGCCCTTCCCTTTGGGCCGCTCCCGGGCTTGACAGTTAACCAAAATATGGTTAATTGGGCACTCTGATCCTATTGTCGGGCTGGGCCCGAGGTCCGTCCTATTGGGAGACACCACATGGCTTTCGCCGACAGCAACCGCGTCTCGCTTCGCTACATCATCGAGAACCCCGCCGCCTGGGGTGTGACCCCGGCTTCGGGCGTGGTCCGCGAAATCCGCCTGACCTCTTCGAGCCTCGCGGCTTCGAAGGAAACCGTCACGTCCGACGAACTCCGCGCCGACCGCATGGTGTCGAGCGTGGTCGAAGTCGCGGCCATGAGCGGCGGCGACATCAACTTCGAATACAGCGCGGGCAGCCAAGACGACTTCCTGCAACAATTCGTGCTCGGCGCGTGGACGCGCCCGATGGGCTTCGACCAATGGCGCGGTGAAACCCTGTCGTGGGTTGACGGCACGACCTTCCGCATCTCCGGCGTGGACGCTTCGGCGTATTTCACCGCCGACCGCCGCATCAAGACCGAAGGTTTCGGCGACAGCCGTAACAACGGCTACTTCGAAATCGCGAGCGTTGCGTTCTCTGGCGGCAACACCAACATCACCATCGACGCGGCGACCCCGGCCCCTGTGGCCGAAGCCGGTTCTGCCGATGCGCGTCTGTTCGACGCCAACGACGTTATCGTCCTCAACAGCACGGGCATCAGCGCCGTCGCTGCGACGAACACCATCGCGGGCACGGGCATCTTCGCTGCGGCTCGCGCCGCCGGTCAACTGAACTCCGGCCAGAAGATTTTCGTGGGCGGCCTCGGCTATGCCGTGGGCTCGATCCTCTTCGATGAAGTTGCGACTGATGTCGAAATCGAAATCGACGACGGCGTCAACGCACCGATCAGCTACACGGCGGGCGTGGACTACGTTGTCGGCGCCTCTGCGGCTGACTCTGCTACGGCCCTGGCCGCTGCGATCCGCGCTAGCGTTGCTGCGGACCTTCTGAACCTAAAGGTCACGGTCAACTCGGCGACGGTCACGCTGGTCAACATGAACAACGTCAACGGCTCGATCACGGAAGTGGCCGATACCGATGGCAACACCACGGTCACGGACTTCACGGGCGCGTCTCCGACCGCTCGCGGCTTCTTCACGATCCTCTCGGTCTCCGACGACGCCATCGTTGTGAAGGAAGACATCACGGTCAACGCCGCTGCGGGTCAACCCGTCACGGTGAAGGGCTCGATGCTCCGCAACCCCGGCAACGTCGCGGCGATCACCGCTCAGTCGATGTCGGTCGCCACGTCCTTCAACGACGTGGACAAGCACCTTCTGCAAGACGGCCTGCGCAACGGCTCGTTCTCGCTCGAAGTCGCTTCGGGCTCCATCGTCACGGGCACGATCTCGATGATGGGCCGCGCCACGTCTTCGCACGCGAGCACTCCGTTCCTCGAAGGCGGCAGCTACACGAACCTCCAGGCTCCGGCCACGGAAGTCATGAACGCCACGACCAACGTCGGCAACCTGACGAAGGACGGCCAAGCGCTGGCGACTGCACTCCAGTCGGTTTCGCTGGAAGGCGACGCGAGCCTCCGCAACCAGATGGCCGTGGGCTCGAAGTTCCCGCGTGGCATCGGCACGGGCCGCTTCGGCCTGACGGGCACGATCCAAGCCTACTTCGAGAACTTCGATCTCTACGACCAGTTCATCGCACATGAGACTGTGTCGCTGGGCTTCTCGTTCACGGACATCGACACGAACACCTATTTCTGGACGCTCCCCGCGATCAAGATCACGTCGGACCCTGTCGCCCCCGGCGGCATCGACCAAGACGTGATGGAGCAACTGGAATTCACGGCGTTCCGTGACGCCGCAACGGCCTGTATGCTCCAGGTTGACCGCTTCTCGTCGGTCGTGCCGGTCTAATCGACCCGCAACTTTCCGCTTGACTTCGGTCCTGGGGCGTGTTAACCCTAACACTCTGTCCCCGGATGCGGCTCCTGTCTTCTCTCCGCATCAACCAGTATGGGCGGCGCTATCGGGGTAGCGCCGCCTGATCCCCTACGGATTCCCGAATGTCAAAGTCAAAACTCCACGCCCGCTTCAAGACCGTCGAAACGAAGGAAGAAGAAGGCGTCTGGACTCAATTCGGCGACGGTATCGAAGTCAAGATTCGTCGCTTCAAGTCCCGCGCCGTGCAGGACTATCAGAAGAAGCTCAATCGCCCCTACGCCGACATGGTTCGGCGCGGCCCGCTCCCGGCGCACATCGCCGAAGACCTGATGGAAAAGCTGATCGCACACGCGGTCATTTCCGACTGGCGCGGCGTCACTAACGAAGACGGCACCGAACTCCCGCCGACCGACGAGAACAAGCTCGCGATCATCAAAGAACTCCCGGAGTTCCGCGACGAAATTCTCGGCGTCTCCTTCGAGCGCGACGGCTTCAAGCAAGCCCTCGACGAGGACGCGGAAAAAAACTAATCGACTTCCTGAAGTGGACGCTGCAAGCTGGCGCGAAGCATAGCGAGTGGCTCAAGAAGCTTCAGGAAGAGGGAAAAGAATTCAAGTCCAAGACACTCGACGATCAGCCGACACTCTACCCGGATGTCGTTTGGGTTTGGAAGTTCTACGAGTTCGTCCACCGCTCGCGCCATAGCGGACAAGGTGGCCCACTACCGATTACGCCAACTGAAATGTGGGCGTATTGCTGTATGCGGGGCATCTTCGACGAAGAAGATTTGGACTTCCTACTCACCATCATCCCCAAGATGGACAACTGGTGGCTGGAGGACTTCTACAAGAAGCAAGAGGCGGAGCGCAAGAAGCGCGAAGCCGCTGCCAAAGCAAAAGCCTCACAAAAAAGGGGCCGCCGGTAACAAGGCGAGGCAATGGACGACAATCTTAAACTAGGCATTGACAGTTCGGGCGCACGCGCTGGTGCGTCCGAGTTCGAAGGCGCCATTCGGCGCATCGAACGTGCTCTTGATCGCCTGGACAACAAGAGCGCCGCGTCCCTCGCTCGTATGCAAGCCGTCGCCGGTCGCGGCGGCTTTGCTCGCATCGCCCGCGACATGGCGGCGATGGCGAACGTCAACTTCAAGACCGCGAATGTCAAGAACCTCGAAGCCATGAGCCGTGCGCTCAACGGCTTCAACGGCCCGAAGGCCGACGCTGTTCGCCGCACCGCCGAACTCTCTCTGATCCTCTCCAGCTTCGGGCGCGGCAACCTTGCCGGGCTCCAGCAATCGCTCGGCCTGATCAATCAGTTTCGCGGACCCAGCGCGGCCCAAGCGAAGAACATCGGCGCACTGAGCGCCGCCATCAACACCATGAAGGGCCCTGACCCGCAGGCCGCTCGGCGCATCGCCGATCTCTTCATGATGCTCAACGGCTTCACCCGCATGAGCGGCGTGCAACAAGGCATCGCGGGGATGAGCGCGATGCTCAATGGCCTGCGTGGCCCAAGCGTGTCCAGCGTCCGCAACCTCGCGGGCTTCGCTTCGGAGTTGATGAAGCTCCAGCCGCCACCCAACGCACAGCGTCTGATCGACGTTCTCAACTCGCTGTCCCGCGCGGCGGCGAACATGCGGAACGTGCGCTTCCCCAACTTCACTGGCCCGTTCAATCAACTGTCGGCTGGCGCGATCCGCGCCACCGGGGCCATGCGTGGCCTTGAGAATCAATTCAGCCTGAGCTATCAAGCCGGGACGCTGTTCCGTGGCCTGCTCATGAGCCTGACGCTCGGCGGCTTCACTCGCGGCGTCATGGAAGCCAGCCGCGCCAACATCAGCTTCCGTGCGTCGATGGCTACGGTCTTGGAGACCGGCGAAGAAGTCGATGACATGCTGGGCTTCCTCCAGCGCCAAGCCGACCGCCTCGGCCTCGACATTCTCAGCGTGCAGCGCACGTTCCCTCGCCTCGCGATCTCGATGATGGAGTCGGGCCAATCGGCTGACACCGTTCGGCGCATCTACGAAGTGTGGGGTAGCTCGATGCGCGTGCTGGGCCTCGAAGCCCAGAACCAAGAGCTTGTGTGGAAAGCCCTGACGCAGGTGTTCTCGAAGGGCACGGTCAGCGCCGAAGAACTTCGTCAACAGTTGGGCGACCAACTGCCCGCCGTGTTCAACCTGCTTGAACAGGAATTGGAGCGCGTCACCGGCGCCGAAGTCAACCTCTTCGACGAAATGCGTCGGGGTAACGTCTCCAGCGAAGCCATGCTGCTGCTGACGGAACGTCTGGC